TTTATAATAAAACATATTGCACTCATTAAATCATCAACGTGAATAAAATCTCTTGTATGGTCTACATTGATATATGAAACATCATCTCTTAATATTCTAGGTATTAACATTCCCTCTCTAGCACCAGGTCCATACACAGTTGTAAATCTCATACCTATTGAATTATCAGGTGCAATTTGTTCCATATAAAATTTACTCATTGCATATGGATTACGCCAAGGTTCTTTTGCTGTGCTTGAACTAGCATATAGAATTTTTTTATCTTTAAATTTATTAAAAACTCTATAACTTCCAACTACATTATTGGTCCAATAATCAATAGGATTGTCTAAACTATCTCTAACACCTGACAGTCCTGCAAGATGTATAACCATATCTACATCATAGTCTAAATTGCAATTAATTAAATCTTCGCCGTTGATTTTATCTAATGGTATGATTTGATGTTTGTCTTTTAGATAAGCAGTTAGGTTTTTACCTATAAAACCTTCACTTCCAGTTAATAATATTTTCATTATGTTTCATTACGATTTATTTATTCTCAAATAATAAGTGTTTATTGTAGTTGCTGTTCCATCTGGAAACTCTTGTGCTCTATAATCATCAGCATTAACAAATCTTGTCTGATAATTACCTGAACCATTTAATCTCGTATCACCCATACCAGAACCTCTTGTATTACCAGAACCAGAAGTTCCTAAATTATAACTAATACTATATCCGTCTGTTGAAGAAGCAGCAGTATATCGTATCCATCCTTGTAATAGAGATTCAAATGTAGCAGCATCAAATTCTTGTAAATGATTTGAAGCATTTATATAAAAAGGAACAGTATAAGATGTATCTGATCCGTTAATTCTTTGTAAATAATAACTTGTAATTGTAGTAGGTTGATCCAGTGTTTCAGGTATAGAACCAGCTGTATAAGCAGATGTATCTGCTCTAGTATCTACATATATCGGAGTTGACGTTCCACTAACTTCAGTAGATCCTACAACACTAGCAGATGATGAAATGTAATATGTTCCTGCTTGTTGAGTTGTTGTAGAACCAGATACTAATAAATCTATTGCAGGATGTAAAAATGTATCTTTGACATCTTGTAAAGACATCGCTTGAATATGACCACCTGTAGTATAATAAACTGGCCAAGTTGTACCTGTATCACTTGTAGGAGTAACAGAAGCAGCTGCTGAAGATATTTTATCATATGAAACTGTAACAACTGAAGGTTCTGCTGTTGTTGCCTCACTTGGAAAAGAAGTTGCACTTGTTGATTGAGCACCTGCTTGTAATCTTGTATCGTTTATTGAACCTAAATTACCACCTGATCCAACTACAGATAATGCAACACTAGGATTTAATGAATATTGATATACGATTTGGTCAACGATTTGATTGACCTCTACTGAGGACATCTCTTTAACATTACCACTATCGTTTTTTAAAGGTGTTCTTACTGCCATAATATATTCTTTCTCATATACTTATATGATTTCTAATTATGCACCAGCACCATATAAGGATTTTAAAACTCCTCCAGAAGAATTTAGTATCTGTAAATTTACAACTGATTTCAATTGATCTTGTCCAACAGCGTCATCAGCAATTTTAGCTTCTGAAATTTGATCGTCAGCAATATCATCTGTAGATATTGTACCATTTACAATCATTGCACTTGTAACTACACTTGAACTACCTGTAGTTACGATAGTACCTGTTTCATCTGGTATCGTAATTGTTCTATCTGCTGTTGGATCTGTAACAGTTAAAGTTGTTTCAAAAGCGTCAGCAGTTGCACCTTCAAAAATGATTGAAGAATTGAAAGTTGGTATTGCGTCAAAAATTAAAAAGTCATCTCCTCTAACAGATTTAATTCTAGGATATCCTCCTTGTTCATCTATTATTAATTGACCAGTTGTTGTTTCAAAACTGTTTGCTCTAAAAACGTCATTAATATTAATTGTTGTTGAATCTGTTGATCTAATAGTATTACCACTTATTTCAATTGTACCTAAAGTGTGTGTTGTACCAGAAGCAGTTAAATTGTTTGTAACTGTTAAATTGTTTGATATTGTAACATCATTTGGAAAAGATAATGTTAACGTATCTGTAGCACTTACTACAGTTTGAATTTGATTTGCAGTACCTAAAACAGTTAGAGTATCACCACCACCAACAATTTGTGTAGTTGAAGTATCATCAGCAATTGTAAACCCAGCAGTTGATGTTGCAATACTGATTGTTTCATTCATTGCGTCAACTAAATTAGTTGCACTAATAGAACCAGATAGATTTGCTATATCACCAAAATCGTTTTGTGATAAAGCATTAAACGTTGTTCTAAACGTTTCTAGTGTATCAGTTTGTGATATAGTTTTAAATGCCATTATTTTTTAACTACCTCTTTTAGTAAACTTTTTATTTCTCTTAATTCTGCTTTTAAATTATTTATCTCTTTTACAGCACTTCTTATTTTATCACCTTGTTCTTCTCTTGCTGTGACTCTTGCCATATACATTTTGTATTCACTTTTATTTGTATTGACAATAGCATTAGATTTTGTATCTCTCACTAAACTATCATAACCTTGTACTTTCAAAATACTCATATTATACCGCCAATGCAATTCCTCTCATATCTCTAATTACAGGTGGATATGCTGAATTTGTACCTTTCATCACTATTTTAATTTGAAAGGCAGTAAAGTCGTGTATGCCTGTAGCAGAATATTTGTACTCTTTAAATGTATCAGCGTCTTCAGCAGGAACAACAGTTGTGTCTTCATTACCGTTTGTGTTAAAAGGTATCCAAGAAAGATCATCTATATTTCTAACTTCTTCCGAAGATGATACTCTATAATAAACTTCTACGTTTGAAGTTGCTCTTACGTTTTGAGTTAATCTAATATCTAAAGCAGATGATATGTTTTCTAATATAACAGGTCTTGTTAAGTAAACAGCAGCACTTGAAGTACCAACGTTTGTTGTATCTGCAACATAATTTACATCACTTATTTGTGGGTCATTTAATCTGTTTTGAATTGTAAATGCACTTACTCTTTGTAAATCAATTACTGGTGAAAGTTTTGTATTTGTTGTTGTTAATGACATAGTTACAAACAATGATTTATTACCTGTCATTTCATTTGTTTCATTTATTGTACTTGCAACCATTTGAGGTGATGTAAAGTAAATATTGTCATTTGCAATTACATTAACAGCATTTGAAGCACTTGTTAAACTAAATTCTGTTTCTGCACCGTTTATTGATCTACCTGTTGTTGGTCTAACTGAATAAGAAATATTTGTACCTGGTACAGTCATTGTAGATAGATTTAAGTTTAATACATCATACAATCTGTTTTGTGTTGCTGTAACAGCAGAACCACCAATATCTCCAGCAGCAGTTGGGTTTGCAATAGATAATGAATAATCAACATTGTTTGATGGATTAATATCGTAACTATCTAAAGTTACATTTGAAATTTGTGTGTATGTACCGTTAATTTGAGCAGCAGATATACCATTGTAAGTACCTGAAGGAACACCTGCAATCGTAACATTGTTATTTGTACCGTGCATACCGTGGTTAGGGTGGAATACTCTAATAATAGGTGAACTATCACTTAACGTTCTTAAAGGATTATTTTTAAGTGTTCTTGTTGGTAATGCGTCATTTGTTAATGTAACTGTACCTGTAACGTTACTAAATTCAGCACGTTTCATTTTGAACTTCATATCTTCGTTTTGTTCAGCAGTCCAAGTAGAACCGTTTTGTGATTTAAATAAAACACCTGCATAAGGTTGTTGTGATATTGTTCTATCTGAACCTAATACAGTTTCACCTAATCTACCAACGTAAGTTGTGTAGTTGTTTGAATTTGCTAATAAAACAAAACAGTATTCTGTATTTTCTTGTAAGTAAACTGGACTGTTAAATGTAAACGTTGTAGCAGTTGTACCGTCTGTACTTGTACTTACAGCACTTGGATTTAAAGTCTTTTCTGAAAAAGGTAATATTGTTTTACCTGGATAACCATTTACAACTTCTCTAATTTGTAAAGTTATCGGAATATTACTATCTTTACTTGCAAAATATAAATCTATAGAAGTTAAGAATACACCACCTACATCATCTATTAAGAAAGTTTGTGCTAATGGATCAACCCAACCGATTGTTCTTTCACTTGCACGTGTAGATGTTCTTGTAATTGATCTTGTATCACTTGTACTTTCTCTAACAAGTTGTGGTTCTCTAGTTGAAATAATTGTATTTTGTACAGTTTCTAAAATACCTCTAGCAACATAATCTGCCTCTGCCGAAGTTTCTACATCTGTTCTTGCGTCTGTTTGAGAACTTGTTAATCTGAATACTCTTGTACCTGTTCTCCATCTAGGATTTGCGTCAACTGTTGGACTAGGTATTACAAATGTTCCTGATAATGCACCATTATTATCTGTTTCTAATGTACTACCGCCACCTGAATCTGTAACGTAAGATGAAATATCAATATTGTCAAAGAATGGATACACTCTTGTATTTGGTTTCATTCTTGTAGCACTAAATGTAATTGTTCTACTTCTTATAAATGGTACAAACGCAACGTTAACTATTCTGTCACCTATTGAATTTCTTACTACTTGTGGTACTAATCTTTGTCTTACACCTGTTCTTGTTTGATTTACTTGTTGAGTTGAAGTAACTTCCGTTCTTCTAAAGACTCTTCTACCACTTCTTAAATTGCCTGAAACATCTCTACTGGATACATCTCTCGGTGCACCTGTCCAAAAATCTTGCCAGTCATTCCATACTGTACCGATTTCAACACCACTTAATGCACTATTACCTAAATTAGAAACTAATGTATCAAAACCACCAACATTGTTTATAACTAATTCTGGTGCTCTTTCTGTTTCTTTCCACTCATCAGTTGGTGGAGTTAATTCTACTGAACCTGACCAAGTAAATACATCAAATGGATTTACGTTTAAGGTTTTACTTGCAAAAGGTTGATCTATTAAAGTTGATTCTGTGTATGGTAAAGTTAAAAGATCACCTGTTTTTTGATAGTTTGCAAGTGTTCTGTCGTTTGCAACTATGGCAGTTCCGTCATCATCCCTTTCGATTAATTTAACAGCATCCTCGTTAAATGTAGGTCTTAATTCACCTCTTGCCATATCCATTGCAGCTTTGTAATCTCTATTTCTTACATCACCTATACTGTGTCCAGTAAAGTTATCTACTACAAATCCGTTTTTAAATCTATCAAAACCATCTGCGTCTTGTATTTGTAAATTCTGTGCCTGTGTTTCTAAAAGAGATAATTGGGTATAGTATTCTAAATTTTCAATTCTATTTTCTAACTTACCAATATCTCTCATTGTGTAACGTTTATTATCAACTTTTTTAATTGTAATATCTTCAGTTGATAATGTGTAAGCAGGAATCTCTAATGTGTAAAGGTGCATTGCACCATCTAAATTTTTAGGTACTTGTGGATCTAATGAACTTGCACCTGCAACAACTTTAAAGTTACCTTCTTTATCTAAAAATATTTTATCTATTCTAGGAATGTAGTATTCAAAGTCAGCAGTTACATCTGTACCAAACTTAACTACATCTACTGTAACAGCATTGTTTGCCGTATCAAAATCTCTATCTTGTCCACCTGAATTAATTGTTGAGTCATAAGCAACTTGTGGTCTAAAGTCTAAACAATCTCTTAATTCAAATGTTTGGCCAGTAGTATCTGAAGTATAACTTGGAATGTTAGCATAATCAACAACACCTGTGTATGAGTCAACATCAAAGTAATCTCCTGATCCGTGTTCAAAGAAATCAAATGTAATTCTTAATGAACCAGTAGGTTCTAATTCACCAGTTTTTAATTTAATTCTACCTACATCATAGTAGTTATCTCTTTGACCGTTATCTAAATCATATCTACTTGTAATGTCAATAGCACCTGAAGCACTATAAGCACCAAAAGCAGTTGCCATAGAAACAGATTTTAATTGTAAAATATCTGTTCTACCTAAATTAATACCACCTTGTTTAACTGCGTCTGCAAGTGTAGTAACATCTTTAGTTTGATCTTCTTGTAAAGTTTTTGTTTTAGAACCAGCAGTTGATCTATTTACAGTTGCAAGTATTTTAATTTTTGCGTCAGCATAGTTTGAACCAAAGTCAAACACAACTGTTCCTGTTCCTGATGGTTGGGTAAATATTGGATTACTTTCGTGGTTATTACCTATTGTAGTTAATGTATCTCCTGTAGCAGTACCAGTTGCACTTGCAACATCATCAACAGATATTACAAAATCACTATCTGAAGCAGATGAAGGAAATGCCTCGTTTGTTCCAGCAGTTATTTGTCCAGAACCACCTGATAGTGTTACAACAAATTGTCTTTTAACAGCAAAACTAGTATCTGTAATATTTGAGTTAGAAGTAGTTTTTAAAGTTTTAATATTTCTGTAAGGTAATTTAAATATAGAAATATTTTTATTTGAATCTTGTAATTTTGATCTTCTTCTTGTTGCAATTGTTTTAGTAGAAGCGGCAGCAGTTACAGTTGATAAAGTTAAACTTGTATCTGAAATGATTGCCTCAATAATTTTAGTTTCTGTATTACCACTATCGTTTGTAAATGAAACTGAATCACCTATTTCTAATTCAGTTGTAAATTTAGTATTAATACCTGTTACACTTGCTGAACCTGAACCAATATCTAATGTACCAGATAAAACAAAGTTATCACCATTTGCACTATCTAATACTGTATCAGCAGTATAAGCCGCTGAAGCAGCATTGTAAATTTGTTTAACAGCAGGAAAGTCAAATGATCTAACACCTTTAAAACCAACAGCGTTTGATTGTATTACAGCAGTATTACTAGATACAGCACCTGTTATTGTTTCACCAGTTACAAACTCTCCGTTAATACTTGAAACAATTACAACACCGTGAGCAGCAGTACCGCCTGAACTATATGCTGTAAATCCAGAAGAGTCGATAGACGTTGTACCGTCTGTATCATATAATTGAAAATTATTTGTGCCTGGATTTCTAACAGTATAAACATTACCATTTAATTCTGTCATACCTGTTACACCTGAAATTGTAACTTGTTGTCCTTCTTGGAAATTATGTCCTGTAACTGTAACTACGGCAGGATCTGCCTGTGTAGCACCTGATATAGTACCACTTTCTGTTGTTGAAATTGATTCTACTGTAGCAGTAGCACCTGAAGTACCACCTGTTACTTTTTCACCAGTTGTAAATGATTGTGCCGTTGTTATGTTCAGGTGTGTGAACATATTAATATCAAACAGATAGTGTTTGTAAACAGCACTTGTTAAAGATGAACTTGAATAAATGTTTGCTGTTGCCGTACCAGATTTAAATTCGAACCCTTTTGATTTTGCACGACCTATTGTATTGATACCTGAATTTGTTCCTGTATTACCTGTACCACGTGAACTTGTAGCAGTATCAAATAAATCTACTTTACCAAATGCGTTTGTTTCACCAGAAACAGCACCAACATCTGGTGCACCATAAACGTTTGTAACATTAACAAAGTTACCTACGTCAAATCTTGTTGCAAAAGCATTTTGTGTATTGAAATCTCTTGCCTTATTAACATCAACAAAAGTTGTACCAATAGTTTCTATTTCATAACCTCTAACGTATGCCTTACCTGGAGATAATCCAGCAGCAATTTTTGCCTCACTACCACCGTTACCTGAAGTATAGATACCTCTATTATTACCAGAGATTAAATGTTCTCTTAAATCTAAATCAAAATCTCTTACAGCGTAATCACCTGATTCGTCAAATGTTCTTCTAGCAAACGTATCTTCTAAAACAGCATAATCAGTTGTTCTAACTTGATTTTGTAAAACACCATTTGATAATCTTAATAACTCTACAAAGTTTGCGTCTTCGGTACTTGAAATTGTTTTTTTAGTTAAAGTTAAATCTATTTTAAATCTGTGAGCACCAGGAGCGTTTGTATTTGAAACACCTTGTGCATTATCGTTTAAAGAGTTATCATTGTTAGGTGTAATAAAAGATTCAGTAACTAATAAACCAACTCTATAACTTGGTGTGTTTGTATATTTGTCAAGTATGATTGTTTGATTAGCAACTGATACTAAAAATCCGTTGATGTAATATGTACCTGCCTGTACTTGAGCAGCAGAACCTGTAGCAGTTGTATTTACAATTGCTGAAACAGCAGTTGAATCACTATTTGTTCCTGTAATTGTTTCACCGTTTGCAAAAGAAAATTCGTTTTTGTTTGTTCCACCAGATTTACTATATTTTACAAATAGTGTATCTGGATCAGTACCGTCTGTTGCCACTCTATTAACTACAGTAGCAGTAATACCTGAAGTAGAACCTGTTAATACAGTACCGTCTTTAAAATCTGTTAAAGTATTTGAAGAATCTATACTTGTAAGTTTAACGGCAGAATAATTTAAATCAAATCCAATTTCACCTGGAATGACCATTGCACCTTTTTCAAAGAAATGATCTCCTAGTTTTTCAATCTGATTTTGTAAGATTGTTTGTGATTGTGTTAACTCTCTTGCCTGAACAGCAAAAGCTGGTCTAAACAATATTCTATGAAACTTCTTACTTTCGTTAAAGTCATCATAGTATGGCGAGAGGTTAAAGTCAGTTGGACTTGGCATTTATCTCCCTCTTAAAATTCAATGACCAGTTTAATATTTTCCGTCTGATCGGTTGCTCTTTGTATCGGTGTTCTATTTTCAACATATAATACGTCACCACTATCGTGGTCAATTTCAGGAGTTGCATAACCAGATGTAAATGATACATTGTTTACTGTTCCACTTTGTGAAGTGTCTGGTGTACCAGTTGCACTTGAAGATTGTCCTGTAATAACAGCGTTAGTAGAAAATGCGGTTAGATCACCATTACTATCAACACCAGCGTCATTGTGCCTTGTTTGAATGTAATATAAAATTCTGTTTGTTGCATCCCACTCAACTACTTTACCAACAGCACCTGTAGTTGCCTGATTAATTTCTTCGTCAACTGTAAATGTACCAGGAGTTGGTGAACTTGCAATTGCAATTGCCTTTGTTAATCTTGCCGTATTTGAAGTTACAGCAGAAGCAGATTTTGTAGGATCTCTTAATAAAGCAATTTTTCTAAAATCGTTTACAGCAGAAAAGTCTCCTGTGTTTGCAGATTCAGTTCCTTCAAGTGAAGTATTTAACATCACAAAGAAACCACCTAATTCTTCAACAGCGTTTGCACCGTGACCACCTTTTGGTGGAATAATTACATCTAATTCAGCACCTGATAAACTTGTTGCCCCAGCAGCAACGATTTGTGCGTTACTTACTGTACCAAAAGTATAACCTGTTCCTCGTGTTGTTACAGTTACAGCAGTTACAGAACCACCTGATACTGTTACACTACATACACCACCTGAACCATCACCTCTTATAGCAATACCTGTGAATGTTCCGTTTGTTCCGCCTGAACCAGCAGATTTAATTTTAATTACGTCTAATGCACCGTCAACGGCAGCAGATATAACGTCTGATTGTTCAGTAGCAGCATTGGCATTTGTTGTTACTGCCATAAAATCTGTAGATAAGAAATCTGCTTGTTGAGCAGCAGATAAAGTGTACATATATTTCCACTTGTAACCGTCTGTAGTAGTTGTAACAGACGTTGAAACACCTGTTGGTTCATCTGTTGATGTTGCACCACCATTGTTATCTAAACACTTGTAAACACGTCTAGCAGTTGTTAAAACATAAAAAGTAGAATCAAATAAAGTTGTTGCACTACTATTTGAAGTTACTCTTGTTGTTGTTGAACCTGTTAGGTATTCTCCGTAATCGTGTCTGTAAATATCGTAAACTGTACCTGATGTCCAGTTTCTTCTTGGAATAACAAACGATACGTCTGTTGATTGAACTCTTTTAGCAGCAATTAAATCGTCATACGTATAAAACTCTCTAACAACCGTATCACCAGGTGTGATAGGATTTATATCTGTGCCTTCGTAATCTGTACGACTGTCTGCTCTTGTCAAAGTACCAAACGCCTGTGGTCTACCAATACCTAGATAATAGACATTGTTAGCAGTTTCCGAAAAAGACTCTTGGAACTGTTCAGCGTTGTTTAATCTAAACTTATTTGTTATAATTGCTGGCATATTTTCTTTTCCTTAATCAATATTTATAAGACTTCTCACTATGTTATGTTAATTGTTCCGTTCATACTGCCGTGTGCTGTACATTGATAATAAAGAGTTGCTGGAGTATCCATAGATACGTGAAATATAATCGCTCCTGAAGAAGCTGCATTATTGGTAACTCCTGTATTATACGGTGTACCACCTGTACCGGTTGTTGATTGTATTCTGAATGGGTGTGAACCACCAGAGTTATTAATAAAATAGTATGTATTACCTTTTTTCAAGTGTAAAGCAGGGTTATCGCCTGAAGTTGAAGGGAAACCTGCACCTGTAAATAAAAATGCACTTGAACCATTTGCTGTAACCAACAATTGTGAAACTGGTGTTGTTGCTTGTACCCAATTTGTGCCATTATAAACTAATGACATACCTGCTGTTGGCGAACTATTTACTACATCTGATAAATCGTTTAATGCACTTGCGCCACCTGATATAGTAATTGTTTTTGTTGCGCCTGTACCTGAAGCGGTTACACCAGAACCTACGAAATCTAATTTAGTAGCGGCAGTTGATAAATCACCACCCTCATCTGCAACCGTTAAAGCTGAACCACCTGTATTTGCTTGTGCTTCAAAACGACCATTTGCTGATACCCATTTTAAAATATATCCATCTGCAATACCAGTTGTAAATACGTCAGCGTGTCTTGATACTGAATCATTCTCTGTTAAAATAT